AAGGAACGAGCCTACCGGCATCGGTTTGCCCTATGTCGTAAGTATTGATAAGTCTTCGCGCATTGTTTTATCGATCCGGCGTAACTGGTACGAAGACGACGAACTGAAACAAAAGCGCGAACATTTCGTGCATTACCAGTACATGCCCGGGTTGGGCTTCTACGGTTTCGGTTTGATCCACATGATCGGTGGGTTGGCGAAATCGGCCACCTCTTTGCTGCGGCAACTGGTCGATGCGGGCACTTTATCTAACTTACCGGGCGGTTTAAAGGCGCGGGGACTGCGAATCAAGGGCGACGACACCCCGATCATGCCCGGAGAGTTCCGTGACGTGGACGTTCCGGGTGGCGCGATCCGCGACAACATCAGTTTTCTGCCCTACAAGGAACCGTCCGCTGTTTTATACCAGTTGATGGGCGATATCGTCGAAGAAGGACGCCGGTTTGCCTCTGCAGCGGACGTAAAAGTGGCGGACATGAACGCCGAAGCGCCGGTCGGTACCACTTTAGCCATCTTGGAACGCACCATGAAGGTGATGAGCGCGGTGCAATCCCGTCTACATGCCTCGATGCGTAGGGAATTGCGCATTTTATCGGGTATCGTGCGTGATTTCGGTCCCACTGAGTACCCGTATGAGTTGGTTAGTGGTGAATTGACGCTGGAAGACTTCGATGATCGGGTCGATATCATCCCGGTAAGCGATCCGAACGCCGGAACAATGGCGCAACGCATCATGCAGTACCAAGCAGCACTGCAATTGGCCGCCCAAGCGCCTGATATGTATGATTTACCCCTTTTGCACCGCCAAATGCTGGAAGTTTTGGGTATTCGGGATACCGAAGACATCATTCCTGACGAAGATGTCATCAATCCGAGCGATCCGGTCACCGAAAACATGCATATCATCAACGGTGAGCCGGTAAAAGCCTTTATGTATCAAGATCACGAGGCACATATCCAATCACACATGGCAATGGTGCAAGACCCCAAGATTTTGGAGCTTCTCGGCCAAAGTCCTACCGCTCAAGCTACCCAAGCGGCAATGGCGGCGCATCTTTCCGAGCATGTGGCCTTTCAGTACCGTCGTGAGATCGAAAAAGAGCTTGGAGTGCCGTTACCATCGCCCGAAGAGCCGTTGCCAGACGATATCGAGTACCGATTGTCGCAATTGGTGGCACCTGCCGCCGAACAACTGCTTGCTAAGGATCAACAAGAGGCTGAAATGCAAAAACAACAGGAAGAAGCCGAAGACCCGGTGCTGCAGATGCAGCGTCAAGAGCTTGAAATCAAGCAACAGCAGGCGCAGGCTAAAGCGCAGGCTGAAATGGCAAAGATTAACCTTGATATGCAAAAAGCCATCAGCAAGGATCAGTTGGAACGTGATCGGCTGGACTTACAAGAACGTACCGACCGTGCTAAGTTAGGCGCCAAGATTGCTGCCGAGAATTCCAAGGAAGAATTGGAAAGCCGTAAGATTGCTGCCAAGTCCGAGATCGAAGGAGCTAAAATCGGTGTCGGTATTGCCAAGGACTTGATGGGTGAGTAATGTAGTTGAACATTTTGATGCGGTACCAGACAATAGTTTGGTATATTTGCGTCAACAGTTGCGTCGGATCATGAACGAGACCAGTGATCATTTGAGTACCGGTTCGTGCAAAGATTACAGCGAATACACCCGTTGTTGCGGGGTTGTTGAAGGTCTGGCAATGGCGGAACGTGAGCTTCTTGATTTACAGGAACGATTGGAGAAGGCATGATGAGTGGTGCGTTGGCGTCGGTGGCAGATGAGCTTGATGAAATCAGTGAAGATGCTCGTACCGCGCATCAATTGCCTGACCCGAAAGGTTACAAGATACTGATTGCGTTACCGGACCCCGATGAGAAGACTGACGGGGGTATTGTCAAGGCAATGCAAACCATGCACGCCGAGGAAGTGGGGTCGATTGTCGGGTTTGTAATGAAGCTGGGGCCGGATGCCTACAGCGATTCGAGTCGATTTCCTTCCGGGGCTTATTGTGGCGAAGGTGATTGGGTTTTGATGCGCTCGTATTCGGGCACCCGATTCATGGTACATGGCAAAGAATTCCGATTGATTAACGATGACAGTGTCGAGGCCGTAGTCGAAGACCCGCGAGGTATCACAAAGATATGAGCGAAGCAGAGCAAACCCAGTCTGCCGAAGATAAATTCTTCGGAGTACGCACCAAGATAGGCGAGATGTCCAAGGATAAAGACGCCGAGACTTCCGATCTGAAGATTGAGATCGTGGATGATCGGCCACCTGAAGATCGACCCCCTTACGGGTCTAAAGAGGTGGCTGGTGGCGATGATGATGCGGGTACCGACGATAAGGAACTGGACGGTTACAGCAAGAAAGTTAAGAAACGTATTGACCAGTTGCGTTTTGCGCAGCATGAGGAGCGTCGGCAGAAGGAAGAAGCCGAGCGAATGCGCGAAGAGGCGGTTAAAGTCGCGCAACAACTCGCTGGCAAGAACCGCGAATACGAAGCACTGATACAGCGCGGTGAAGGCGCCTTGATCACACAGGTCAAGGAACGAGCCAAGCTCGCTGTGGATAAGGCCAAGTCAAGTTATCGCAAGGCATATGAAGAAGGCGATACCGACAAGGTGGTGGATGCGCAGGGACATTTGGTGCAAGCGCAGTCGGAACTCAACGAGGCCGAGCAATACGAACGGAATCTTCCACCGCAAGCGAATCCGAACGACTATGCAGCGCAGCAAGCGGCATATCAGCAGCAGCTTGCGCAATGGAATGCAGCGCAATCGAAGCAGCCGCAGCAGCAGCAACAGCAAGTTCCACAGCCTGATCCTGAAGCCAAGGATTGGGCTGAACGCAACCCGTGGTTTGGTGATCCGAAGAAAAAAGTGATGAGCGCGACCGCTTACGCTTTGCATGAAGAGGCATTGCAGGATCATCACATGGATGCAAGTTCGGGAGATTATTTTCAATATATCGATACGGGAATGCGTAAGCAGTTCCCCGATTACTCTTGGTCGGATGATAGCGGAGATGGACTCCCCGCGACCGCGACGGGCAAGAGAGCTTCGGCAACGTCGGTTGTAGCGCCGTCCGCAAGGAATAACGGTGCAAGGCCACGCAAAGTGCGGTTATCGTCCACCCAAGTTTCTCTCGCCAAGAGATTGGGGTTAACTAATGACCAGTATGCCAAACAACTCGTTAAGGAGGCTATGGCTAATGGATGAGCGCACCGATAGGTCTCACGACACTCGTGAAGATTTTGTCCGAGAGGATGACTCTTGGATTCCTTCTTCTGTGTTACCGACTCCCGACCCGCAGGACGGTTGGATATTCAGATGGATCAGGACTAGTACTCTGGGTCAAGCTGATAATACCAACGTATCCAAGAAATTCAGGGAAGGCTGGATAGCCGTGAAAGCGGAAGATCATCCTGAACTGAAAATTATGCCTGATATCAACTCCCAGTTTAATGGGAACCTTGAAGTCGGCGGGTTACTTTTGTGCAAAGCCCCTGAAGAGAAGATGCGGGCGCGCACAAAGCACTATGAGAATGTAGCGCAAAGGCAGATGGAATCCGTGGATAGGAACTACATGCGAGATAATGACCCGCGTATGCCATTGTTGAGACCAGAAAAGAATACGCGCACTACCTTTGGGAAAGGTTAACGCCTTTTAATATTAACAGTAGCAATTAGGAGAAATTCAAAATGGCTACAAGTGCAACTCCAAATGGTGCGGAACCTGTTGGTACTTGTTCGAGCAGCGGCTCCTTTACGGGAAAAGTTGTTCACATCAAGATAGCTTCGGCTTACGACACCGCTATTTTCTATGGAGATTTTGTGAAGCTGGTTACAGCCGGTACGATTGAGAAAGATGCCGGAACCGCTGCACTGACTTCTATAGGAATATTCTTAGGTTGCAAATACACCGATTCGAGTACATCTCAGATGACGTTCAATCAGACTTGGCCTGCCGATATGGCGGCTTCAGACGCAGCAGGTTATGTGCTGATTGATCCTGATGTCCTGTTCAAAATGCAGGGCGATGCCACTATTGCTCAGACTGGTTTGGGCGCTAATTTCTCCGTCATTCAGACGGCGGGATCAACGACCATTGGCAGGAGTAAGAACGCTTGTGATGCTTCGACGGTTGCAACCACCAACACCTTCCCGATTCGGCTCGTTGACTTTGTTGACGGTCCGAAAAGTACGGTTGGTGACACCTACACTGATGGTATTTACCGCTTTAATGCGGGGCATCAGTTAACCAATACTACAGGCATATAAGGAGAATTTAGCATGGCTATTTCAAGGGCACAGATGCTTAAAGAACTCCTGCCGGGGCTTAACGCCCTGTTC